GTTTGAGATGTGCCTGACCCTGCCGGTCCTTGTGGTCCAGTATCACCTTTAGGTCCTTGTAAACCAGATAAATTAGTAACAGTAATTATATCTGGCGTACGAGAAACTGTAACTGTAGTTCCTTTGCGATTATCAGTAATTATCAAGCTAGCTGCTGGCTGAGCGATTACTACAGAATTGATATTTTTATTTATCGATATGCTCATTACGCTGTGGTTACTTGTTTAGTTACTTGTACTTTACCTTCTAATAATCTGACACGTGATTGTCCATTAGTAAGTTCTAAGTCGTAATAACCTTCATTGAATGTGAATCCATTTGTAACTGCATGGCCAATATAAATTCCAATACTACCGGATGATTGAGGTGTTGTTAAATTACTACCGGATAAACTTATAAACAATGATCCGGAGGCTTTTGCATACACATTACCAAAACTAGATGTCAATGTGGCATGTAATGTACTTCCGCCTACTGAATCTCGTATCTGCATTGCAGCGGTATAGCCGGCCAAATTGATAGGTATTCCAGATGAATCTTTATATACAACTTCTAAATCTAATGTAGCTCCTTGTTCTATAACAAAAGAATATCTTCCTGCTGACATGCACTTCCTTTTAATATAAATATGTAATTAGCAATATTGCGATAGTAAAAAAGGGAGACCGAAGCCTCCCTTTCTTGCATTAAGCAATTGTCAATTGTCAATTACTAACAACTAATTAAATAGTGTCAAGACCTGCTACAAATACTTTTCCGTAGAATTCAGGACGAACCATTTTCTTAGCATAACGAGTCATAACACCTTTTCTTGGTGTAAAGTTGTTAGGATCGTATACTAATGGAGTCATGATTAGAGGCACATATGGAGCATAAACCGCACCAGTCTCAAGGAATTGAGAACCTCTATATCCCATAAGGATTGTATTTTCAGTCATGTATGGGTTTTTATAAACTTGGAATCTATTGTTGATAGCACCAACTTTTTGTACACCCATTGCAAACTGCATTTTATCACCATCTGTATCAGCAGCATATCCTGGAATTGACTCAAGGATTGTTGCTACAGTAGGAGAACATACTAGGAAGTTTGCACCACCACGTAATGTCAACTGATGAATTTTATTAGATACTTTTTGGATCTTAGTACCTAATGTTTGGAACCAAGTTCCTTGGTTGTATGCTTGAGCAGTAGCATTAGACTGATTGAATGAATTAGAAGCTGCGTCCCAATCATATCCAATTTTTGCAGACCAACGTTCAACTGTCTGAGCATTTTGAATCAACATGTCTAGGATCTCTAGGTCAATCTCTTGAGAGATATACTCAGATAACATAGAAGTTAATTCTGCTTCAGCGTCGATTGAATGGTATGCATTCAAGTCTTGAGCAAATTCAGGAGACCAGATTGCTTTTAACTTACGAGTCTTAGCAACGATTGCTTCAGAACGAAGTTCCAAGTTAATTTCTGGGATTTCCAAATTTGTTGTTGAATTGTTACCAATTGCAGTTGGATCTTCAAAATCACCTCGAGAAGAATCTGTTGGTTGTTTTTGATAGATAACAGTGATTGCATTCGCATCAGAATCAGCTTCAATTAAGAATTCAACATGTCCGCGGTCATATGAGATACGAGTAAATTCAGGATAAACCGCATCTACGTTAGTACCTTGCACGTTAAATGCACGAACACCGCTTAAATCAGGATTGCTCAAAGATGAGGTTGGAATTGATAATACTGTAAATGGACCAGCTGCACTAGAAACTACAGATGCAGAAAGTTCAGCATTGTAATTAGTGAAGTAATCAAACTGAGCACCAGTCAAGTTACCACCAGATGTAAACACACCAGTACCAACAGCAACAGAACCTGTACGAGCTAAAGTTACATCATTAGTCAAAGTCAATGCAGATGAAGTAACGTCATTGATTGTATAACCAAAACGTCCAGCACCATAAAGACCTTCAGATGGTGCAGTTCCACCAGCTGCGTTAGTACCTTTACCACCAGCATCAGTGATACCAAATACTGAATCACCTTGAGATGTACGTCCTTGACCAGTCAAGAAATCATTACCACCTACAGTTCCACCTTGTTTATCACCTTGAGCAGTACCATATTTGAAATCTAAATAGAATACTAGACCAGATGGTAAATTCATAGGTTGTACGCTTACAAAATCTTTTGCTGCGATTTCAGCAAAGATACGACGTACTAATGGCAATGCAACACCTGCCCACTGCTCAGCGTTAGCTGAAGTAGCAGTAGCATTTGCTTCAGTTACCAATTGACGTGCTTGGTTCTCTAATAGAACCGCCATTCCTCGACGCTCGATCTCATTTCCCATACCTTCTAAAAGGCCGGTACGCTGCCATTTCTTTTCTAAAGCGATGGCTTGAGCGTTTTGAGTTGATTGAGCTTGATGAGGCAATAAAGAATTTAAGTTCATTTTCTTTTTCCTTTTTTTGTTTTTACTTTAAGTTAGCTAATTTTTTCCAACGAGCAGCTAAATCAGTTCCTTCTGAAAGGATAGCTTTTTTAGGAGCTGTAGATTTGCTTGGACGTGATGCATAGCTTTCTTTGACCATTGGTCGTTTTGTTTTTGCAGATTTCAATGATTCAGAAATTGTTCCGTAAACCAATTTAACTTCGCGTACTGTACGAGCACGGTCAAAGTTTTCAATCACTTTAACTTTTTGTGATTCTGATAATGGATAATTTCTAAACAATTTGTTTGAAAATAACAATTTTGCATTAAGAAGATTAACTTCATTAATTTTTGATTTCAAGAATTTGATAACTTTAATTGCTTCAGCTAATTCTTTTTCAGTTTCGGCAGGAGCAGCTTCTTCTTCTTCAGCAACTGGTTCTTCCATGTCTTCTTCTTCACGTAAAGCACGGATAACTTCTTCGATAGAAATTTCTTCTTCATCACCTTCGGCAACTGGCTCTTCCATGTCTTCTTCTTCAGAAACTGGTTCTTCCATGTCCATTTCATCGCCTTCAAGTTCACGAAGAATTTCATCTAATTCAGCATCCATGTCTTCTTCTTCAGCAACTGGTTCTTCCATGTCCATTTCTTCTTCAGCCATGTAATCTTCTTCATCACCTTCAGCAACCGGTTCTTCCATATCCATTTCATCGCCTTCTGCTACCGGCTCTTCCATGTCCATTTCATCTTCTTCAGTGACTGGTTCTTCCATGTCCATTTCTTCTTCTTCACGTAATCGTGCAGAAATCATGCTTTGAAGTCTTGGCGTGAACGCCTCTTCTAATGCAATTTTCGCATTTGCTAGTGCTGTTTCTCGTACGGCTTTAGCGTCAGCAATAGCTTCTTTTAATAAATCTCTCATGTGATTTTTCTCCTCGTATTTAATTCGGAAGTAAGATTATTTGAAATCTTAATAGATAGTTAAAAATATTTGAGTGACTACGTATTGGAACGTAGTATCTAGATACAATAATATATATTGTCCGAGGAGTCTAAACTACCGAATTACAGAAACTTTTTTTAGATTTTTTTAGAAATTATTTTCGTTATATCTTTTTTGATGATATACCGCTTTATCAATAATTTCTCGACGACGTACAGATTTCTTTTTATATTCCTGACGATCTTTAGTAATATCCAATATACCCGAATCTTTTACAATTCGTTTCCATTTAAGTATTGCTCGATTAACATCGCCTTCTGGATGTCTTTTTGTTTTAGAAACTTTAATTCCTAATACTTTTCCTGGAATTACATGATCAATTCTTTTGTCTTCTTTACTCATAACTTTTTTATTAACATTTATTTCTTATAATATAATAACTTTTTTTCAAAGAACCAAATCTTTTTATATTAATCTTCTAATGCAGGTCCTTCATCATCTACGCCAGCTGTATAAGCATCTTCTTCTAATGCAGGTCCTTCATCATCCACACCGGCGGTGTATTGATCATCATCTTCATTTAATGAATTTCCGACATTATAATAACGTCCTAATATAGAACCCATATCATCATACGCAGCTTCTAATCGTTGCTGAAGACCGGACATTTCAGTTGCCGTTTTTTCAAATACTTTGTATGCCTCTTTCATTTGTTTCATATGACGAGATACTGTAACGTTATCAAACCAATGTTCTGATTCTTGTATAGTCAATGCCTCAGCTTTTTCAACAATGCCTTTAACTGTTTTAGTAACTTCTTTAAGACCACGTTTACCATATACCATTTCGCCTAAACGATGATAATTTGCAACTGCTTCTAAAAATGACTTTTTTTCATCAGTTCGCATTTTTGTTTGTTCGTCATTTTCTTCTCCTAAATATTTTTCATTTAGTACATGACGTAATAATTGTGCTTCCCAATGCTTCATGATTATCCTAATATATCTTTTTTACGTTTTAACATTCGTTGCAATGCATCTAGATTTTTTTCAGCTGATTGACAATAACGAGATGCTTGATTCATTAATTGTGAAACTCGATAATCACCAGATTCTTCTTCATACATTTCTAATCCGCCGGCGACTTCCTGTTCTAAATCTCGTATTGATTCTGCAACCACTTCAATAGAGTCGATGTATCCAGATAATAATTCTTGTATGTTAGGTACTTCATTAGCTTCTAATAAAGTCTTATCATTACTTCGAAGTTTACCTTCAAATAGTTGTGCATATTTTTTACCTAAGTCCATTGTTATCCTTCTGATGGAATGTTACCAAATAGATCCGGCGTAATACCAGTACCTTTCTTACCAGGTTTATTAAACGGCCCGTATAAAGAAGCATGAGATGCATCTTCTAATGAATTAAATGTAGATGCATTTGCTGTTGGGTTACCCAATTGTGCATTAGGCAATGGTGAGTTGTTAGGCCCTAATACTGTACCAGTACCTTTTTTGCCTGGGTTATTCGGTCCATATGCCGATGTTGATGCTATGTCTGCGAGTGCCATATTAAAACTCCCTGATTATATTAGAAATAAGTTTGTTAACATTTGCGTATTTATCAGCAACTACTCTGTTAACTGACTCATTTACTGGTGATAAAAATGCTCCATGAGTAGATGGATTTGATACAAAGTCAAATGCAATGAGTTCAAAGTCAGGTTGCACCTCAACAGTATTTTCACCTTCGCGCATGACTTCTTTTACAGAACCCATTCCTCGCGACGAAATCCCTAGTTTAATTCCTGACTTAAATAATTCTTTAAGAATGTTACCTGCAGGAGTTGATAATACTTCAACAGTACCTACCAAATCATTTCCATGCCATTTCATATCTAATACATTATGAGACACGTTATTAAGATTGACAACAGATGAATCTGGATGATCTAATTCTCCTAATGCTCTACGTTCTCTAATATATGATTCAGAATACTTGGTTGCTTCGCGCATCAATATGTTTCGTGGATAGATTCTACCATTTTGATTTTTTGCTTCTGCGCGTTGTAGTACACCGGTAACAATTAAACGACCTCCATTATTATTTAATGACTCGTTTATTTGTTGAGGTGATACTTCAAACAATGTATAATCTACTAAAAGTCTTTTGTCCATGTTTTATCCTTATGAATTTCGTCTTGGCATCATTGTATATGGAGCAACACTTCCATTAAATGTAGGCACGTTAAAATAATAGTTTGTCGGATTCCAAATTTTATCAGCACCTTCAGTTGATGTCGCAGCCGAAGCAGTAGTACTACTAAAATTGGTTTGTATCACAGGAACACCGCCAGCATATAAATTTGTAAATGTTATTACATTTGCAGTGATGGATGATGTAAATAATGTGTTAGGTGCAACGGTATTAGTAAACCCGGCTACCACAGCAGTTGCAGTTTGATTTGCAATTGCAGTTGACCAACGAGATAAAATACTACCAGTAATATTTGCTGTCTCAGCGATGTCTGTATATGATGCTGTTACTATTCCATCAACACCGTTAGTATCACTTGCAACAAATGCAGAACTTGATACTACATAAAATCTAAAAGTCTTTGTAGATGATTTATGATTACCTGAATAATCAATTGAACCGTTATATGAACTAATATCAAAGTAATATCCTTGAATACCATCTGATCCAGTATCGGCTGTAGATCCTGTAATACCGTTTCGTACACCATTGGTCCATGTAAATGTACTTACCTGAGCAGTATCGCCTACAATGAATTGAGTTGAACCGCCTGCCGCAGAATTATTATTTGCAACAGATACTCCTGGTACAACAGCTTCTGAAATAATAAATGGATCAAACCAAAGCGCTGAATTGCTTTCTTTAAGATATTGTGTCTTAGCAGCTGCTACACCTTTTGATTCAATTAGTTGTTTAATATGTGGCTGATTTACATAGTCACGCCAGTCCATATAATATCTCATTGTGATAGTTCCTTTAATTTGTTCGCAATACGTGTCATTCGTTCATTTATTTTTGCAAAACGTGAACCGGTGGATTTCCAAAAATGATTTGATTGTACACCCATTTCTGTTTTTAATCGTAAATTGTTATGTACAATCTTTTCCATTTCACTTAACATACGATTAACTTCAGCAATTCCATTATTAACTTTTTGCTGAGGTGTCGATGTAGGATCTTTTTTATAGTCACGATATGATATTGATTCTTTAACAGACTTTACTCCATACATTTCAGCCATCATTTTTTTGAATGCTGATTTTGATTCCATTGGTTTGAAAATTTTATTAGTTTTTGCGACTTTTTTCATTCCACCTTGGCTCCATGTATCTTCATCAGCATCGCCAAATGCATATGGTGTTTGATAACCAGGTACTCCAGCAGTAGTAGACATTTCATCTAATTCTTCTTCTTCGGTTACTTTGGCTACTTTGCTTTGACGAGTATATAGATATTCATCTGACTCATCAGTATCGCCATCATTATCTAAATCTTGATCATCCATGTCATTGAAACCAATACGAGCTTCTTTGTCAGAAACACGATCTACGTCTTCAATTAAACGTCTAAATGAACGATCTATGTCTTCTCGTAAACCCATTACATTCCTTGTCGTTTGAATACATAAATAACACTACCAGTACCACCTGATATCTTTGAAAGTGATATATCATATATTGTTTTCGCAGTTAAATCATTTACTACAATTTCACCACCGCCTGATAATGATGCAGTTGCACCGCCCGCAGTTACAACCATTAATGCACCATAACCGTAATTCGATCCGGTTAGATCTAATTGGCCCGTCGTATATCGTAGTGATGTAATGTAACGTCCAGGGTGACCTAAACGTTCAAATTGACTATACAATGCATAGTCTATATTATACGGTCCTTGACTCATTTTACATCCTTACATTTTTTTATCTCATTAATTAATTCATAGTATCGAAGCATTGTTAATACATCTTTATCTTCGACAATATGTTTTTTCTGTAACTGAGATAATAGTTTTGTTACTTCATTTATTTTAATACGTATCACTTTACTTGCAATTGATGGTTTAAGATCTGCCAATTCACGTTGAATATTTCTAGTTTCAGTGATAACATATTTTTTAAGTTTTTCAGAATTAGTTACATTATTAATAAATTCACGCAATATTGATTTCTGTTTAACAGATAATGTTTTAGAATATTTTTCGTTAAATTTATCAATAACAATTTTAGATGCTAAAATACGAAGATCTTTGTCTTCTGACATCAATGATGGTTTAGCTTCGTTTTTATTTTTCTTTGATTGAACATGCTCAGAAATACGAAATTTATTTCGTACATAAGCTCCAGGCTCATCTGCCTCTGAATGTTCGAATATATTATATATCGATGCATGTAGTTTATAATTTGTAACACGTGATTTGAAAAATTCTTCCAAATTAAATTGATTTTTAATCTCTTTAATTAAATTATATTTTTCACGTTTTAATTGAGCTTCGTTTAATGTTTTACGAGCTGATACTACTGCGTCAATAAATTTAAGAGCTTTGCTTTCTGTAGTAAAAGTCTCTTCGTTCAATGAATGATATAATTTCAATTCTTTTGACAATTCAGATGATCCTTTGAAGAATTTATTAAGAATTGACAATGACATAGAATTTCTATTATTCATTGTATCAACGGCTACCTGCCGAACTAATAGTTCAAATAATAAGCCCGTATTTTTTATTTTCGAATGTTTTATCTTTTTCATTGAAAAGAATCCTTTATACTATAGTACATATGTTTTTAATAAATATCCAGTTTCAACTAAATCAATATAATTAATCATCGAGTAATTGACTTTCATCTAACATTGTGCCGTTATCATTAATTAAATCAATACTTTGTGAAATCGATTCACGAATTATTTTTTTTGTTTTCAATGATGTGGCTTGTAATGTATTAACTAACTGTTTATTTTCAACACTTAACGGCGATGATTTTCTGCTCTGTACTTGCAACGGAGATTGATCAATGTTAAATGTCGTATCCAATGTCTTAGCACCTAATGGATCTCTTCCATGCGGCGATGAATGTTTACCCCATGTACCAGCTTCTTTAGGTCTGCCAGAGCCACCTACATGCTCTTGCTCCATGCCAGGTAACAGCGTACCTTTTGTGGCCACGTGCATTGATGCAATATCATGAGGTGTACCAAAACTCATATTAGTCTTTTTAGGATCGTTAC